GCATTGATCAGCGGTTTGATCTATGTTATATTCACGTTAATCACAAAATAAACTATGCAACTTAGCAAACATTTTACTCTTGAAGAGATGACACGTTCAATGACTGCGGTTCGTAAAGGAATTGACAACATTCCAGGACCTGGAGAGATAAAAAACCTAGGAGATCTATGTTATGAGGTCTTAGAGCCCGTTAGAGCACACTTTGACAAACCCCTAAGCGTGAGCTCGGGATACCGCTCAGAAGCGTTGTGTGAGGCTATAGGGAGCAAAAAAACTAGCCAGCATGCCCTTGGCTGTGCCGCAGACTTCGAAATCAATGGGGTCTCCAACATTCAAGTAGCTTACTGGTTGACTAACAACGTTGACTTTGATCAATGCATTCTTGAGTATTATAAACCAGAAGATGATCAAGCAGGATGGATCCATGTATCTTATAATGAAAAAGGATCTAACAGAAAACAAATTCTTACCTTTGATGGTAAAAAATACACTGAAGGTTTACCAGAAATGAAATGGTCTGGTGGAAAAGTCGTAAATTAAAATTACAGCACGCCATCGTGTATGTCCTATAATATCTTATAACCAATCTTTAAGTTCTTCACCCATTACTTCAGACGCTATATTTATTTTCTTAACTAAAGCTTTTACTATTCTTTCGTCAACAGTGTCTTCAGCAATTATGTCTATATATGTCATTGGTTTAGTTTGGCCAATACGATCTATTCTAGCCTCTGATTGAGTTCTTTTTTCAAGATCATAACCATTAGAATAATAAACCATAGTACTAGCTGCAGTTAAAGTTATTCCATAACCACCTGTTTGAGGTGTACCAACTAAAAACCTAACTGGATTATCTGGATCTTGAAATTTAACAATGTTTTCTTGTCTTTCTTCATTTGGAGTTTTACCATAATAAGTTACAACAGAATCTTCTCCATATCTTTTTTTAATATGTTTTACTATTGTTTCTATATCATATTGATAGTGTGCCCAAATTACAGCTTTACCATGTACTTCTTCTAATACTTCTAAAAGTTCTGATAACCTATTATTTTTTATTTCCTGAAAAGAACCATCATCAGCTTTAAAATGACCACAAGTTATTTGATGCAATCTCATTAACTGTGTTAGTGCATTTGCTGTAGTAATCATCTTGCCATTCATTAAAGCAAGTGCCATTTTTTTCATTTGTTGATAAACCTTATCTTGTTCTGGAGTCAAGGTTATAATACGTTTCATAAAAGTTTTTGGAGGTAGGTCTAAACAATCATCTTTTAAAACTCTGTATGAAAAATCTTTTAATTTTTCGGACAGCTCACCAAGGTTTTTATAACCTACAACTATTTCTACAGATCTTCCGTTGAAATGTGCTTTACGCATTATAGCATACCTGGTCCTAAAGGTATAATAAGAAGAGTGATCTAATAAAAATTCATCTAAAAATTCACATTGTTTATATAAATCTAATGGTGATTTAGTAACTGGAGAACCTGTTAAAATACGTCTATACTTAGCGTATTTACCAATACTTACTATATTTTTAGTTCGTTTAGCGCTAGGGTTTTTAATAGTAGTAGATTCATCAATAGCCATGTAGGTATTGTGACAATTTAAAAACTTAGCAGCAAAGTCCATACCTTTTTTAGTAGAGAATGCTTCTACATTCATACATAATATATGTAAGTCTTCACCAGTTTCAAACAAAGTGTCTAATATTTTTTGTTGTTTTTGATTAATATTTGCTTGCCATAAAACTGATTTGTGGTCTATGTGATCTGGTAAGTGTGTAGGAATTTCTTGTGAGTACCAGTTTTTATAAACACCTTTGGGTGCAATAATAAGAGCTCCATTAATTTTTCCTTTGTCATAAAGCATAGCAATATTATCTATTGCAACTTTTGTTTTACCAGTTCCCATTTCCATAAAGTATGCAAATACTTTTTTATTCCATGATTTTTCCAATGCAGTTAATTGGTGTGCATAGGGTTTTGTTTTAAATTTATAGTCCATAATTAATTCTTCTTTCTGGTTGACAACATATTAAAAATAATCTAAAAAGTCAAGCATGAAAGAAAATAACCCCGAACCTATAGTTTATGTATTACAAGAAGTACCAGGCACCCGAGCAGGGCGTCCAAAATTTAATATTATTGGTGCACAAAAATACGGTAAATTAAAAGTTCTATTGAGAGAAGATAGTCAGGTTGTTATGAGTCCTGGTCCTATTAAATTTAAACTTGAAAGATTGTTAAAAGATTTTAATGATAATGATTATTTATTATTATCAGGAGATCCACAAATAATTTTTATGGTTGGAGCTATTATTGCAAAAGTAAATAATGGAAAAGCTAAAAGTTTAAAATGGGATAGACAAGAACAAATGTATTATCCTCTTGATTTTAATCTCTACGAGAAAGGAGAAATAGATGAGTAACCAAGACCTATCACAACAGTTTGAGGCAGATTCGCCTCAACAAGTAAATGAAATAGATAATGTAAATAGTTTAGCTAGTTATGTTATTCAGTTGCAATCTTTAGAAGACGAAGTAAAAATTATGGAGGACAATCTAAAGAAAAAAAAAGAAGCAGCTGATAAAATATCCGAGGAAGTAATTCCAGAGATAATGGACAATATGAAATTAAAAACTCTTAAACTTCAAGATGGTTCAGCCATAGAAGTAAAAGAGATTTATGGCGCAAGCATACCTGTAGCAAACAGGGAGGGCGCTTACAAATGGCTTCGAGACAATGACCTGGGTGATCTTATTAAAAACGAGATCACTGTTTCCTTTGGTCGTGGCGAAGATAACAAGGCTAACGATTATGCTAGCCTTGCTGAGACGAATGGTTATCAACCTTCACAAAAAATGAAAGTTGAACCTATGACTCTTAAAGCACTGTACAGAGAACGAGTCGAGAGTAATCAAGACTTGCCATCTGAACATTTTAACCTGTTTAAGGGAAACAAAACAAAAATAACAAGGAACAAATAACATGACACAAGAAACAAGCGACTTAACAGTCAAAAAAGAAGGTGCAATAATGACTCTAGATTTTGAAGCAGACTCAGGAATGGGTTTAGAAAATATAGAGAAAGACGATTTAGCTTTACCGTTTCTAAAACTACTACAAAGTGGTTCTTATGAAACTAAAAAGAAACATGCGAAGTATGTTGAAGGTGCAGAAGCTGGAATGTTTTATAATACAGTTACTAAAAAATTGTATAGTGGAGAGAAAGGTATGAATGTAATACCTTGCTTTTATAAAATGACATATCCAGAATGGGCACCCTTTGATAAGAGTGAAGGTAGACCAATACATCCGGATAGAGGTCCTGAAGTTATGGCTCAGACCACTAAACAAGGTACAAAAGATGTGTTAGCAAATGGTAATGAAATTATCAAAACTGCTAATCACTTTGTTATTATTCTTGGAGAAAAACCAGAGAAGGCTTTAATGTCTTTAAAAACTACTCAGTTAAAAACTAGTAGAGGTTGGAATTCATTAATGGATAATGAAACAATTGTAGCTAAGTCAACGGGTAAGTCTATACCAGCTCCCTCATTTTCGAGAGTTTATCAAATAAAATCTGTTGAAAACCAAGGTAATTTTACTTGGCATGGAATGACAGTTTCTTTGATAAAACCAGTAGAGAATGCAGAAATCTATAGCATGGCTAAAGAATTTAGTACTGCTTTACATAAGAGCAATGTAGCTGCAACTTCTGTTGAAACTAACAAAGAAGAATCTAATTACTAGATTCCTCTAACGAGGATAGGGGCAGTAAAGGGAGACTAGAGCTGCCCCGACCTGGGATCATTATGGTTGACGAATTTGTAAAGCTATTTACTGGTTATAGAGGAGATTTTGGCATAGCAGATATGTCCAGAACTTCTTTAGATACAGATAAAAATAAAATAAAACCGAATTACGAATGGGCAGGTAGACCCTTATCTATCAATGACTACAAAGATCATTTACAAGGTAAAATATCTATTGGAGTACAACCTTGTACTTTAAATAAAACTGCACAGTTTGGTTGTATTGATATTGATCCACCTGACTATGGTCAATTTAAAATTGAAAAGTACCTATCATTATTTGAACAATACAAATTACCACTTATTCCAATACTATCTAAAAGTGGGGGATTACATTGTTATATTTTTTTAAAAGAACCTATCAAAGCTATTGATTTAATAGATGGTTTAAAAGCCTTTCTATTACCACTAGGTTTAAAACCTACCACAGAAATTTTTCCTAAACAGAAAGAATTAAAAGAAGATGAAAAAGGAGATACAAAACCAGGAAATTTTATTAATTTACCTTACTACAATAATGGTGAGTCAACTAGATACGCATTAGATAAAAATAATTCTAAATTAGATATTGCTTCTTTTATAAAAATAGCAGAGGAATCTCGAATTAGTAAGGCAGACTTAGAAAAACTAGTAGAAGAAACACATGCAAATATTCTAAAAGGTGCTGATCCAGAATTTGATGATGGTCCACCATGTTTAGCTCTATGTTCTAAAACAAAATTAGATGATGGTAGAGATAGATTTATGTATAATTATATGGTCTTTGCTAAAAAAAAATACAAAGACAAGTGGCCAGATCAAGTATCAAAAGCAAATTATAGTTATCTAGAAGATCCATGGGACAAAACAAAACTAGATTCTAAAATAGCTGCATGGAGAAAAGACACAGCTGGACATACTTGTTATGAAGAACCTATTAAAGATAAATGTATGCGAGGTCTTTGTTACTCTAGACCTTTTGGTGTTTCATCAGATGGTATATCAGTTTTTCCAGACATAACAGATTTTCAAATAATAAAATATGTAGAACCAGAATATAGATTTCAAGTAGTAATGCCAAGTGATGATAAGGTAGAAGTTGTTGTAGCCAATACAAAATTAATGACAACACAGAAAGAAGTTTTAAATTTAATCTGGGAACAAACAGGTGTTTATTTTGAACCATTAAAACCAAAAGATTACAGAGCAAAATTAAATGAATGGAGAAATGGTTGTGAAACTATTTACCCACCAAAAGGAACTCAAATTACGGATAGATTAAAAGATGAACTATATCAATACTGTATTAATGGTCCTCAAGCTAAACAAAGAGGACAAATAAAAAATGGTGCTTGTTATACTAACGAAGGAGATCACTACTTTAAATTTACATCTTTTATCCAGCATCTAGGTAGTGGTTGGAAAATTCCAGAAGAAAGAAT